CAGTAACCACATTCGGAGAGCGTACAATAGATGCACTTTCGGGAGAAAGACAAAGAGAAATAGAAGAAACTGGGTCGTATACACCAGAATGGGACCCTTTTGTTAAGAGAGATGACCCTATTATTACTCGAACATGGTGGGGTCAATTACTGAGAGGAACTGTACACTTTGGTTCATTAGCTGTTGGTACAGTATTAGCGGCTAAAGGACTCGCAGCTACAGGAATACCTCTACTAGCCGGTGGTGCAACAGCACTATTAGGAGCCGGTAACATAACAAGAGCTATGTCTATTGGTGCTATGGCTGACTTAATCTCTAAAGAGTCAGACGGACACAACGCCTTAGCTGCTATGAGAGATCGTTATGGTTGGATAGATACACCATTAAGTACTAAAGAGACTGACCATCCTATTATGATGAAAATGAAAAACATCGTAGAAGGTATGGGTATAGGATTAGCATTTGATGGTGTTGGTTATCTACTAGGTAAGGGCAGTAAAGCTGTTAAACGACAGATTGTACGACGTAATGGCAGTATTGAAAATCAAACAACTACTGCTGCCTTAGCACAGTTAAGACGTAACGAAACACAATTCAGAGCTGATAAAAATAAACCTTTTGCTGACAGGCATCAAGGTGCACATATATCAGAAGTTGACGCAGGCGATGCGAGAGATCAACTAAAACGTACACGTAAAGACTGGGGCTCAGAAGATGGGTCAACTGGTAGTGTTACAACAGCAGCAGAAAGAGAACGAGTTGCTAACTATGGTGGTACAACAGACGAAATTGTTGAAACTACTTTACGTAGCTTAATGAGTACAGAAAAATTTGCAAGAGAACTAGATGCTGTAAAAGGTAATAGAGCTTTATTAAGTGAGCTCTGGAGAGATTCTATTGAAGCTTTTCATCAAATAACAAACGGTAGAAGTCCTATGGACATGACGCCTGATGAATATTTGAAAGATTTATTTGAGAAAAAACCGGCTACTATACCACTAGGAGACGAGGTCTATGAAACATGGGCGGGTGAAACAGTTGTCACCGCTGACTTAGTTGTAGGCTCGTTATTAAAACAACTTAGAGATACTGGAATTGCAGGCAGAGAGTTAAAAGATATTGTGTCTCTAGACGATATAGATGGTCCGGCAAAGCAAATCGCTGATACTATGCTAACTGCTTTATTCCAAACAAAGAAATCTAGATTTGTAGCATCAGATTATTTTAGATCATTTGGTGCGGGTAAAACTAAAGCACAGCTAAATGACGCTGTAAATAATGCTGTTAAGTCAGAGATGGAAGACGTAAAAGAGTCTATCATGTCTATGTTAAAAATAGCAAAAGATGACCCAGATGACAATTTATTAAATGCTTTATTTGAAGCGTTTTCTATGATGAAGAATGTCAATAGTTTAGAAGACTTTGATAACTGGGCTAGAAAGATACTACGAGGTGGTAAGTTAGATGAAAGCTCACCTGATCGTACTGGTGCATTAATTAGAAGTTTACAAGAAATGGTTAGTCATAGTGTACTAAGCGGACCTAAAACTCCTATGCGAGCACTTTTAGGTACGGGTGCTGCAACATTTCTTAGACCATTAGAAACTTTCTTAGGTGCTACATTACGCTATCCATTTACCGGAGATTCAGCTACTGTTAAAGCTAGTCTTGCATCCATGAATGGTATGTTAGAAGCTGTACCAGAAGCGTTTGATTTATTCTTTACAAAGCTTAACGGTTACTGGAGTGGAGATTTATCTACTATCAGAACACGATATACAGAATTTACAAAAAACGATTACAACTGGGAAGTTGTCCGTAAATGGGCAGAAGAAAGTGGTAGAGCTGACCAGTCAGATAGAGCTCTATTCGCTTTTACTAATATGATACGTGGTATCAATAATAATAATCTTTTCTCATACTCTACCAAGATAATGGCAGCAACTGACGATGCCTTTACATTTTTATTAGGTAGGGCTAAAATGAGAGAAAAGGCTATGCGTCGAGTATTGGACATGCAGGGTAATGGTTATGAAATGCCAAAGATTGATGCCCCTCTGATGCGACTATATGAAGATGATTTTTATGGTGAGATATTTGATGCTAACGGAAATATAAGAGATGAAGCTACAAACTTTGCACGTGCAGAAGTAACACTTACACAGCCTTTAACAGGTTTTGCAAAAGGTCTGAACGACGTTTTAACAGCTAACCCATATGTTAGACCATTCTTCTTATTTGCTAGAACTGGTGTAAACGGATTAGCACTGACCGGTAAGCATACCCCCGGATTTAACTTCTTAGTTAAAGAGTTTAATGATATAGCATTTGCTACAAATAAAAACTTAGCTGAACTTAAAAAGTATGGTATTAATACTATTGAAGAACTAGAAAACGCTAAAGCTTTACAAACAGGAAGATTAGCGTTAGGCTCTGCTGTAGTATTTATGGCAAGTCAAGCTTGGATGTCTGGTAGACTTACAGGTAATGGTCCATCCGACAGACAAAAACGTCAAGGTTGGATAGACGGTGGATATCTACCAAGAACTATTGATGTTGGTGGCGTACGTGTTGGTTATGATTCTATTGAACCTTTTAACCTTATATTATCTACTATTGCCGACGTTGGTGATGCAAGTATGTTGATGGGAGAAGAGTGGACAGAAAGAGAACTACAAAAGATTTCATTAGTTATGGCACAAGCTATTTCTAGTAAGTCTTATCTAGCCGGTATTCAACAGCTTGTTGATTTAGCAGCCGGACGTCCCGGTCAAGTTGAACGTATTACAGCAGGCTTGATGAATAATACTGTACCACTAGCGGGTTTACGTAATGAGATAGGTAAATTAATCTTACCTCATATGCGTGAAATTAACTCTGGTATATTTCAATCTCTTCGTAACAGAAACTTAGCTACTGAATACGTACCCGGTAGAGACTTACCTATTAAGTATGATATGCTTAACGGTAATCCTATTAGAGATTATGATTTTATGACTCGAGCATTTAATATGTTTAGTCCTGTATCATTAAATCTAGAAGAATCAGACGCTAGAAGATTTCTATTTAATAGTGGCTACGATTTAAGAATGTCAATTTTTTATGCACCTGATGGTACTAATTTAACTGACAACCCTCAGATAAGGTCTATGTTCCAACAAGAAATAGGTAAACAAAATCTAGAATATAAACTAGACCAGTTAAGTAAAGACCCTGAAATTATAGCATCTATGAAGTTAATGTATAGTGATATAAAGGCGGGTAGACGTGGTGACTTTGATGCACGAGATTACTACCATAACCAGATTATAGATAGAATATTTAAAGAAGCTCGTGTAATAGCTTGGAGAAGACTTACTGACTTCCCAGAAATCGAAGCACTGATATTAGAGCAAGCAAAGAAAAAAGAAGCTCAAATTCAAAAGAAATATGCTTCTGCCAACATACTCAACATATATAAATAATGGCTAACACATTTATCGAATATACAGCAGACGGTCAAAATAATAAAAATTTTACCTTTGCTTCAATAAAAACCACTGATATAGATGTTAAGTTAGATGGTCAATTACAAACGGCAGGCACACACTACAACATAACTCCTTACTCTCAAAGTGGTGGAGGTACAGTTGTATTTACTACTGGTAACATTCCAGTAAGTCCTGTTATTATTCGTATTGGACGAAGCACTGATGTCGACCAAGCCCGTGTCACGTACACTCCGGGTTCTGCTGTTAAAGCAGCTGACTTAAACGCTAACCAACTGCAAACTATATATTCTTTACAAGAAGAAAAAGATGCAGTACAAAACCTTGGTGGTACGCTTACAAACGTAACCATTAGTGGTAATCTAAACGTAGGTAGTAACCGGATAACAAATGTTGCCACCGGTATATCTGCAACAGATGGTGTCAATAAACAACAAGTTGAAGACATCACAACAAATAATAATACAGCAATAGCAGCGGCACAGACAGCTGCACAGAACAGTGCTAACTCAGCTCAAGCAGCAGCAAGTGCTGCGGCTATTTCATCAAACAATGCTGTTACGTATTCACAAGTAGCACAAAGTGCTGCAACGACTGCTCAGAACGCAGGCTCAAACATAACAGCTCAGATTGGTGATGCACAAAAGTATGCAGCTAATGCCGCCAATACTACGTTTACTACAACTGCCGGTGTTACCGGACAATTATCTGCCCTTCACTATGCAACTTTAGCTAACACTTATGCAGGCTTTACTGTCTTCTATGGTTTTCATAGAACTACAGCCGGTGCATTTAAGTTAGACTATGCTACTGCTTCAGATACTGCTACGTACAAATCTGAAGATTATGAGTACAAAGGCGAAGCACAGTGGCACATAGGCGACTCCGCAGCCTTGCACTCAGCAACATCAGGTGGAACTCAAGGAACTCCCAGATATTCCCTAAATTCATCTGGACATTTAATATTGACAACTAC